TGTGGTGGAGCTGCCGGGATTTGAACCCGGTTAGGCGGGTTTTCGCACTGCTGGTCAGGGGCGGTTTTTGCAGGTCACCCCAGGTTTCCGGTTCCGATTCTTTCGGGTTCTTTCGGGTTCTTTCTGCGTGAGCGTGAGCCAAAAATGAGCCAAAAATTTTCGATCCTGCCACCCACATCGCCGCAGGAAGTCGAACGTTTTCACGCGTTGAAAGCGGGTGCAGACATGAAAAAAGCCCCCACCCACAAGGGGCAGGGGCAAGGGTAGCTAGCTGGAGACCCGGGATTCTGCGAGGATGCGGGACAACGGCACCGCGTCATCCGGCCACGCACCAGTGGTGTCCAGGACACCGCGCAGCACGCGCCAGCGATGGGAGTCGCCCGCACCCTGCCGCCACTCCCCCACGTCGTGGACGCGCACACCACGCCTGTATAGTGCCGGGAGCACGTCCGCACCCTCAACCGGGGTACAAGCATCCACCTGCGTGATGACACACTCCACCACCGTAGGAGCGCACGCCACCAGCGTGGCAGGCCCACCAATCACACACGTATTACTCCCCCACTCAAGAGCGGGCGGGCGATGGATGACTAGTGCCCCGTGGGCGGGGTACCCCACAGCGTGGGTGAGCACAACGTTCTGCCGGTCACGTAGTGGCCGCGCAGCCGGGGGCAACGATTCCCACGTCTTCCGACCCATCACCACAGTGCAGTGGCGTGTGGTCGCCGCGAAATGCTGAAGTTCTGCGGGGCAATTCCACGGCAGCCCACCGGCCACGCCCATTACCGCGTTGTTGTCCACCGCGAAAACTGCCCTCACTGCGCACCCCGTAGCTGGAGCCACTCATCATAGGGAACCAGGGTGGGGATCTCCCACCCCTCATGCGCGGCCTGAATCGTCAGCTGCTGCGCCCACCGGGTGACAAACACCAGGTAGTCACTCAGCTGGTGATTCGTCTCCCGCAGGGTGCGTTCAGTTTTCTCCCACCGTGCCCGGTCGTCGTCGTACATGGCCGATAGCCGGTCCAGACGGTCATTCACGGCCTGGAGTTCAGCAGACTCTACCTGACGGTCACGCTCGATAGCGCGCGCCTTTCGGTTCTGCCACCACCGCGCAGCAGCCGAAAGCCCACCCAGATTCTCTTCCGCCATCTTTTTGGACAGCAGGCCGGTGGGGGAAAAGATGACGGCCACGACGATGCCAGCGATGGCCCAGCCCGGCCCCTCAGGAAGCGATTTCAGCAGCGCGGCTAACTCCATCCCGTCGTACCTCCCGATCCTTTTCAACCGCGTCCCTAAGGAACATTTGATATGAGAGGTAGGCCCAAATGAGCGCGATACACGTGAAATGCAGAGCACTGCGCCAGCCGTCCGGGGGCCAGCCCGATTCCCAAATCTCATCAAACCTGCCCACAGCCAGCGCCCCGTACAGGATGGCCGCCGCAGCAGCACCGGACGCCACCGCAGCAGTGTGGTGCCACACCACGCCTGCGAGCACTGCCCCGGCTGCGAGGATGAACAGAACACCCCACCACTCCAGGGTTAGCCCCAACTCAATCCGGGTGAGAAACGCGCCCGTCTTGGGGTCATCCCCCGTGGAGTAGTCAAGGCCGCGCTGCCCCATATCCACCGCCCCGATCACCAGGCCCACGTTCAGAGCGCCACGGGGGGTTCTGGGCATCCAGCGATGTGGCATGATGCTCACCTACTCTCTGTGGTCGGCCAGCAGGCGGGCGGCGTATTCTGCCGTGGGGTCCTGCTGCGCAGGCGCAGGCGTGGGCGTGGCCTGCGGGGGCATGGTGCCCGCCGGGGTGGGCTGCGGATGAATGTTCGCCAGGGCGAGGATGCTGCCCAGCGTCGCCGCGATGGCCGGCGCACGGTCCACCCAGCTGTTCAGCGTGGTGGGGTCAATGACACCGGCCACAACGGCACCCGCGCCAGTCAGGCCCATGATTCCGTAAAGCACCGCCCGCAACACGGGGGTGCTGGTCAGCAGTTGGATACGGTTGTTCATTACTTCCCTGCTTTCGGGTCGAAAAATCCGGGCACGTCCAGCGCCGCGCCGATAGCTGCGAGAGCGTCCACCACGGTACGCCCGCCCAGCTGCGGCCAGCCGGTGAACGCGGGCACCCCGTCCGTGTGGGCGGGACCTGCCAGCTGGTCAAGAACCAGCTGAGTCTTATCAATGGGCACGGTTGCCCCTTTCTTTCCAGCGGCCTGCGTGGCCGCATACGTGTACCCCTTAGGCGGGATAAGAGTAGACAGCTGGTCAAGGCTCACCCAGTACCCGTACGGGGTGAACCCACTATCGGCGATCCACACCGCCCGACCCTCGTTGCCATCTCTGTACCCCATGGCTGCCACGTAGTGGTAGACGGTTCCGCCCGCATACCGGGGGCTGGTGGAACCGTAAACACCCCGGGGGTAGTTGCGCGGCGGCGCAACAATGTTGACGCCCACCCCGTAGCCCGCATCAATGGATGCCCGGATGTGCTTCCACAAGGCTTCCCGCTCTTCACCCGTGGGCGGGTCGTGCGGCATCGTTACGGTCGTGTACTGCGCGCCGGGCAGATGCTTGTTCAACACGCGCGTGAGCAGGCCGATATAGTCCGTGCCGTTGACGGTCGTGCCAAGCTCCCCCGCCAGCACACGCTCAGACACCAGGGAACCAGTCGCAGCCCGCACGATGGTCTGCACGGTAGCAGGCCCACAGTTGTAGTAGGTGTCCTGTTTCACCTGGTCGCGGGGGTAGTCCAGAACCTTTTCCACCGCGTTCACCTCCCTCACTGGCTGCTGCCACCAGTTTCGTAGTTCCTCTACGCTGCCCCGGTATGCGTTCACGTCCACGTAATAGCCGGACACCAGCGCGTTACTCCCGAACTGCCACAGGGCAGGTTTCTGTCCGCCCAGCGGGTAGTCCCACTGCCGGTGCCCATCGCCGGGGTACAAGTCCCCCGGGGCACCCTGCCGGTTTTTCCCGTAGGCCGCGACCCACACCCGGCCCAGATCTGCCGTGCGCGGTTCGCCACCCAGCAAACCCTCCCAGTAGGGCACGTAGGAGTAGATGCCCAGCACCCGGACGCCGCGTGCTTCAAAGGCTCGTTTGAACTCCCACACCAGTTCACCAGTCAAGCCCGCAGGGGTTTCAGCGTCCAGCCACACCGGGAGCCGATCCGTACCCATCACCCCTACTGCCGCGTCCACCTGCTGCGCCACGCTAGTGCCCTCACTAGGGTTCCGCAGGTAGTGATACGCGGACAGGGCCAGCCCTGCGCGCCGGGCGTTGACCACATGGCGCGGGTAGGTCAAATCCTGGTGGGTGCCGTCCGTGGTGCGAATAATCGCGAACTCGATGCCTGCCGTGCGTGCGGCTTGAAAATCAAAGTTTGGCTGGTGCTCGGAAACGTCCACGCCCAGAATCGTCATAGTCCCCTCTTTCCTACCCCAGCAGTCTGGGGTATACTTGTGGGCAATAGTTCGGCCCGCACCCCTGTGGAAAAGGGGGGTGACGGGCCGGATTTCTTTTAGACCAATGATGCGCCGTTGAAGTGCCAGTCCACATCCATATACGGCTCCAAATCCGGCCCCGTGTGCAGGAACTCAGCACGCGTGTGGGAAGCGTCGTGGTAGATGTACATGCGCTGCGTGGTGGCGAACGTTTCAACCCACACCACGGGGTTGTTGTCAAACCGTCGCTTAAACAGGTAGGCCTCCTGTTCGGCACCCAGTTCGTCCGTGACGCGGATGCCGAAATCTGCGGCTGGCTCACCCATGTCTTTGCCGTGCCAAAAACCCGCCCAGGTTTCGCGGGGTTCGCCGTCGAAGAATCCGTCTTCCAGGCGGGTGAACAGTTCGGGCCGGTTGGTGATGACGGCGATGGCACCCGTCTGGTCACCTGGGACCATGGTTTCAAGGATGGGCTGGTAGTCCAGGGGTTCCTCCAGCGCAACATCCTCGGGTTCAGGTGCCGGGGTGGGGGTGATTTTCGACTCTGTGGGCGGGTTCATGTAGCCCTTGAACACCAGCTGGTTCACCAGTGCCTGTAGGTTGTCCGCATAGTCCATCTTGGGCAGTTCCGGGGCGAGCGCTGCCGGGCCGCGTTCACCACGCTCACCCTTAGGGCCAGTCAGACCACGCTCACCACGCGGGCCACGCGCACCCGGCTCACCCTTATCGCCCTTAGGGCCGCGCTCACCCTGGGGACCACGTTCACCCTGAGGGCCAGCAGGCCCCTGCACGCCAGTCTGCCCCGGCACACCCTGCACACCCCGGGGGCCAGGGTTACCCTGCGGACCAGCAGGACCAGTGTCACCCTTAGGGCCAGTCGCGCCCGGGGTGCCCGGGTCACCCTTAGGCCCAACCGGCCCGCGCTCACCCTGCGGGCCTTTCGGCCCCACAGGACCAACAGCACCGGCCACACCCTGCGGACCAGCAGGGCCACGCTCACCACGCGGACCCACATCACCCTTAGGGCCACGGGCTGCGCGCGCCTGGCCAATCGCATCCATAGCGCGGCGCGCAATGTCCACCAGCTGCGCGTCACTTGCACCGCCTGCGGCCACCGCATCCGCCAGACTGAACCCCGGGGCCACCACCATGTGAACAGTCTCCACAAACGCATGGGCCGGGTCATTCGTCTGATGCGTCAACAGCATCGTGGCGGGGCCATCAACCACATCAAACGCCACCCGGCCAGCAGTCACATCCACCTTAACCGGCTCCGTCGTGACCAACCGATCACCCACACTACGCGGGTGAGTACTGCGCACCACTACATCATTGACGGTGGACGGCTGGCCGGTTACGTCCGTGAGGGTTCCCTGAATTCGTGTCATTCATCATCCTTAATGTCGAAAACGGCAGTCTCCAAGACTTCCACGCGACCGGCCAGCGCATCCACGCGCCCACCGATTTCCGCCGCAGAATCCTGCGCTGCCGTCAGCTTGTGCAACGCCCCGTCAGCAGTGGTGTTCACCACTTCTACGTAGGCTTCCATCGTGTCCACCAGGCCCTGGGCGCTCTCCAGCTGCGCAGTCAAAGTGTTCGCCGCCCTAGTGGTTTCGGCCACCCCGGCATCCACCTGCATCGCGGCCTGCTGAGCATCGTCGCGCAGCTGCGCGACCTGCTCCGACAGCACTGCGAGAGCGTCCATGTGGCCGGAAGCTGCAGCGTCAAGTTCCTTGGATGCGCGCCGGGCTGCGTCTTCCACCTGGGTGCGGGTGTCCGCCGCCAGCTGCTCCGCGGCTGTCTCCACGGCCTGGGTGCGCTCACCCACCCAGGATTCCAGCCGGTTCAGTCGGTCCCGGATTTCCTGCGCCGCACCCATCAGGGTGTGCCCATCAATTGCGTTCAGCTCCCTGCCCTCCCGCAGCGCATCGCCCAGGGTGTATCCGTCGCGCACCACCAGTGGCAGATCCAGGCGGGTCTCACCCACCTCTAGGTGGAGCTGCGCCCGGCCCGTGGCCGCGTCAAACGCCAGCAGGCCGTCATCTCCCACTTCGATTTCCACGGGGGTGGGGACCACAATGTCATCCCCCTGGGTGTCCCCGGCCTGCCCAACGAGGTAGGCGCGGGTAAGTTTCACGGGCTGGCCTGCCGCGTCCCGAATAAAGCCGGTAATTACGGCCATGTACATCTCCTAACTACTGCTGGAAATCAGCAGTGACCTGGTACTGAACACTCACGCCGTTTGAGTAGTCGCCGCTGTGCGCATCCGTCGAAAGCTCTGGCACGTATAGCCACTCCACTCTCTTCCCGGGGTGGTTCCACCCAAACGAGTACTGAAAAATGTTGTTGCTGTCGCTGTGGCCGCTGTACGTGTACGTAGCAATAATGTGCCCGCGCCAGCCGCTGCGAACATAGACCTTGTGGGAGAGCACGCCCGCCTTGTAGACGCGAACGTACGGGTCAGAACTATTCAGTCCGCCGATCAAGCGCACACGGGACGCTTCCATCTCTTTCCGGGTGGCCTCTGCTACCTTTTGCGCAGCACTGGCTTTGGTGTTCGCCGCGTTCGCCGTGGTCTGTGCCGCGTTCGCCTTGTTGGTCACGTCGCGGACCTTGTTGTCAAACGTGCGTTTTTGGTCGGACACCTCTTTCTTGAGATTGGTCACAGCGGTGCCCAGGTCCCTGCGGGCGTTTGTCGCAGCAGTCTGCGCCAAACCCAGCTGCTTAATAGCTTCAGTATTTGCGGACTGGCCAGCCAGGTAGGCGTCCTGCGCGGCTTTCAGCCGTCCGGTCGCCTCGTTGAGTTTCCCCACGGCAGTGTTGGTCTGCTTCAAGGCTTCCGCCTGCGCACTCTGTGCTTCACCCAGCCGGTCAATGGCCGCGCTATTCGCCTTACTGGCAGCAATTGCCGCTTTCTGTGCTTCACCCAGTTTCTTAATGCTGTCCGAGTTGGCACGGTTGGCTGCGTTGAGTTTGCCCTGGGCGTCGTTCAGCTTGCCGATAGCCGCAGTATTCTTTTCGCCGCTCACTCGCAGTTTTTCCGCCGCGTCCGCCAGCTGAGACGTAGCCGTCCCCAGCTTCCCAATCGCGTCCGTGTTGGCTTTGCTCGCAGCCGTGGCGGCTTTCTGGGCGTCACCCAGTTTCTTAATACTGTCGTTGTTCAACTTCGTCGCGCGCGTCAACTCATCAGTCTTCGCGTTCAACGCAGTAATCGTTTCCTGATGCTTCCGCGACGCATCCGTCAACGCCCGCGCGGCGTCACGGTTCGCCTGAATAGCCGCAGCCCGCTGCGCAGGCGTCGCCAGCTCCAGTTTCTTCACTTCACTGGTCAACGCGTCCGCACGCTGCAAAGCCTGCGCCGCCGCATCCAAACCCGGCTGAATTTTCTTACCCAGCGCTTCAGACTTTGCGATCGCGTTCCGGGCTTCCGTCGCAGATGCCTGCGCGGCCCGCGTCGCCGTCGCCGCAGTATCCTGCGCAGTGCGCGCAGCTGCCGCAGAGGTGGCCGCAGCCGTTGCGGACGCGCGCGCCTGATCGGTGGCTGTTTTTGCCTGCTGCTGTGCTGCGGTGGCCTGCTTCGCGGCTGCTTCAGCTGCTTTGCGGTAGCCGTCTGCGGCCACGCGCGCCGCGTGGGCATCCTGCTGGGCGGCATCAACGGCCTGGAGGGCTTCGCGTGCCTGCTGCTGTGCGGTGCGGGCGTCCGCCACCGCCTGCGCGGACTGCTTCCTATAATCCTCCGCCAGCTTCAGGGATTTCTCAGAGTTCGCTACAGCATCCTTGGAGTCCTGCAAAGAGCGGTTGACCTGGGCTAGGGCTGCGGCTGCGGACGCCTGCGAGCTTTCTGCCGCCGCTGCACTGGCCATGGCACTGGCCACCGCATTTTCAGCGACCTGGTTGGACTGCTCCGCACGGTTCAGCGCGCTGGTCACGCGCTCTTCCCAATCGGGTAGGCGCTTTTCAATCGCTGTGACTTTGCGCTCAGTAGCTTCAACCCGGTTGGCGACCTTGCGGGTCTCGCCCCGCATTTTCTCCCGCTCCGCTTCCGCCCGCGCCCGCTCATCCGCGATGGTGGCTTCTACCGCATCGTTCGCGGACTTGAGGGCCAGGGCGTCGCGGATCGGCTCACCCCCGACTTTGACGCGGTATCCCCACTCATCACGGCTGGTGACGGTGCGGATTTCCGTGACTGGCTGGTCTTCAATCACTTTGCCCCACAGTCGGACGCCAACGAGGTCGCCCACGGTGAAGTCCCTGCCGGGGGTGAAGCGGCCTAGCCCGGCCTGCGTGATTTCCCGCTCAAAGAACACATCGCCCGCTGCGCGTTTCTGGGCGGCATCAAACACCTGCTCCGTGTTGGACTGGTGAGACTTCCGGTCCATCTTGATATCAGCCCGGATGAAACTAAGGTCAAACTTACCCTGGGGCATATCATCCGGCCTGTAGATAAACCCGTCCACAGTGCCCTCTTTCTGGGCGCTCGCAGACTGAACTTCCTTTTCACCCAGAGTGATGCTCATAGAGCCGTAGACGATAGTCGCCGTCCTGCGAGCAATAGTGATATCGCCACCATCAGCCGTAAGCTGCACAAAATTCACTAGGTAGACACCTCCCCCGTTTTCGTCACGGTTACGATAAGCTGCGGTGCGGCCAACCGCAGACCACGCGGATTAGAATCCCCCGGCCACCACAGCCGAACGAGGAACTCCACACCCGCCGCCCGGGCCACATCACCTAAGTCATCCCACAGGGATTTATCCCTAGGGGCAACGATAATGTTCGGCGTGTCATCCGCCACAGCTGGGTCCAAATCCTCAACAAGCAGGGGACGCCGATCCGGGGCGATATCCACGGCCACATAGGCGGCGGCGACAGAATCCCGCAGAATCTTATGCAGCGTGGTTAACGCCCGCCCCTGGTGCGCGAACCCATCCGTCCGGGTCGCCAGCTCCAGGGGGCGCATGAGCCGGGGTGTTTTGAACCGCTGTGTGGCGTGCTCATCCGCAGACCAGTCGTATTCAAACCGTCTCCACTGGTACAGCTCACTGCGATTCTTCCAACTCCCCCGATACGACGGGCACGGGAACCTGCCCAGCACGTCAAGCACGCTCACACCCTTGATGGTGATCTGCTGCGGGCTTTCCGCGTCACCCTTAGCGACACACAGCACCACGTAGTAGGCTTCGCGCAGGCCGTCGCGCTCGACCACCACAAACCGGGTTTCGTCCATTGCAAAAGACATGCGCCCGTCCCCATCCGTGTCCAGCACGTGGGCCATGCCGTCACCCACCAACTCATCCACGATGGGGTGGACCACCCCGTCTTGGGAGCGCACCGAAATCGTCAGCTCCAGGTCTGTGACCTGCATCCGGGCACGTGGGGCATCAAGGCTAATAATCGGGGCCATGTCCATGATGGGAACGCCCTCGTTGTCGGCCAGGCCCACCCACTGCCCCTCATCCCGGATTACCTGGGCGCGATGCTTCGCGTGCGCTTTCCAATCGAATGACACATCAACCTCCTACGCCCACGGGTCCAACACACCCAACTGCCACTGAAGTTCAGCGCCTTTACTGAGCCGGTACTCACGCATCTGCCCCGGGGGAACACCCTCAGGCAACACCCGGCCCCCCAGCTCCCGCCACAACGAGGTGAGCACCCGGCCCGCATCATCCACCACCACGCAGCTCTGCGCATTGTCCAACACCAAAGTGGCCGGGGTAGACGTAGACGGCAAGCGCACCACCGCGCCGGACGGCAGAATCACAGACTGGCCACTACCCTCCCACCGGACGCGCGGCCACACAGCCGTATCCCCCGGATTACTCACCCGGGCAGTACCACCCGCCCGCAACGTATCCGACCACCACACACCACCATCAGCCACCAGGCCCACATGCACGGTGGTATCTGCGACGTTATCCGGATCCGTCACATAGGCGGCGATGGGGGTTTCCAACCGCACCCGGGCCTGCACAGAACCCAACCTGCCGCCCACAATCTGCAATACCCCGTACTGGGTCGTGGACCAGGCGCGCCGGAACCGGGACACCAGGGTGCCCAACACTCCCGGCTCCCAGGAATCCACCCGCAGCAGCACGTCAAAGCCGCCCCGCATGGCTTCAATCGTCACTCCCTGGAGCAGCTGCCCCGGGGCACCCACCGGGACTATCGCCCGTTCCTGGATCTGTCCCACAAGCCCCTCCATCGTGCCCTCTGGGACAATCGCGGGGCTATCCCGGTCGAACAGCTTCCAGACACTGCCGTCAATGCCCTGGTAGTTCAACTCAAACACAGCACACCGCCTATTCGACAATTCAAAAAAAGGGGAGAGTATGCCCCCGCCCAGGAATCACAGCGGGGGCACATGACCACTAGGAATACGCGCGGGCTGCGCGGAACTCACTAGCCGTCACACCAGCGTCACTCTCTTCCAGCTGGTTAATCTTGTAATCCAGGTTGCCCACCTGGTCTAGAACAGACTCAAGCGTGCGCTGCAAATCATCCGCACTATACGCGCTCCCCTTAGGAACGTTCACGGTGATCTGCTTGACTCCAACCGCGCTAGCGCGCTCGTTAGCTTCCCGCTCCATCTGCTCCAGCGTCTCACGCGACTTCCGCATATCGGTCGCAACCTGGTCGTACAGGCCAATTTGCTTTTTCGCGTTATCCAGGTACACCTTGCCGATTTCATGCAGGGCCAGGGCTTCCTCTTTGGAAGACGCCTTAGCAATTTCCTGCTGCAATTCGGTGTAGGCCTGCATGTTCTGCAAGCCCTCAAGGGCGGTGGCGTTCCGCTCTTGCGCCTCTGCCAGGCGCTGGTCAAGCACAGCCGTGTTCTGCTGCTGCCGGTACTGGAGAGCAGCCAGCTGTTCCTCATACCTGGACTGCGCGGCCTTATTCTGTGCTTCGGCGTTGTACCACACGCTGCCGGTGAAAGTGTCCTGGAGTGTGCCGCCCAATTCAAAGGCGGACGCCCCTAGTTCTTCCTGCCCGTTCATCGTGAGATATGCGCCGCCAGCACTGGCGAGGGCGTTGCCGCCCACACCGAAAATAAGCCCGGCCCTTTCCCAGCCACTGGCCTTGTTCCAGGACTGCTTAACGTCACCCCAGTTGTGGTAAACGTCCGAACCGCCCTTGAAAATGTCGCCCACGCCCTTTGCGGCCATGAGCAGGCCAGGAATCGCGCCAACACCACCAGTACCCAGGGCCAGGGCACCGCCAGCAATGACTTTGCCCAGGCCGCCCAGCACCTTGCCGAAACCGCCCCAGCCGGTAGACGCGCGGCTCATCCCCTGACTGGTCATACCGTAAAAGGATTTCGCCTGCTCTCCCAGCTTCCACGTGGCCAACTGCAAGAGTTCCACAGTCTGGCCATGCTTCAGGGTCGCCAGCTCTGCCTTGATCTGGGCTTCCTCAGCAGCAGCAGCCTGCTGTTTCTGGGCAACGAGGTTAGCCAATCGTGCCGTGTGAACGGCCCATTCGGCTGCTTTCACCTCATCTTCCGCCCGCATCCGCTCTTCCGCAGCGCGCTGCACCTCTTCCACGGACTGCTGAACCACCTGGGTGACAGATTCACCCATCGCGACGGTTGCACCGTCCGTGGTCTCAACGAGATCCTGCAAACCAAAAATGCCGGTTTCAGTAAAGCGGTCCACAGCCGCGCCTAGGTCAATCAAACTTGTTCCACCCTTACGGGTGACCAGCTCGATTGACTTCATTTCAGCATCATGCTGGGCTTTCTTCGCCTTAGCCAAAGCGGATTCAGCGCGGGCAACATCAACAGGCCCCTGCAAACGGGTTTTCAACGCGTCGAATTCCGCGCGCCGCAACTCTCGCTGGGCGCGCAGCATCGCCGCATAGTCATTCACCTGCTGCAAACGCAGCTTGTTGATTTCACCCATGGTGGCTTCCACGGCCTGCGCCACCTTAGCCGCGCTCTCCCAGAACTCACGCATGCCGTCAGCGACCTTTTGGAACGCCCCAACGACTTTCCCAACGAGGTCGCCGATCACCTGCACCCGCGCCGCAATCACAGTACGCTCAGCTGCTTCCAGCTGAAGCGTGGCCTGCTCACTACGCGCACGCGTCTGGCTCAAAGCCTTTTCAGCCTTAGTGATTTTCTCGGCAATCTTCGTCGCGTCCTTGGCGTTCTTATCGCCAGATTTCTCCGCGCTCTTCGCCGCATCCTCACGGGCACGGGCCAGCTTTTCCTCCGCGTCAGCAATCTTCCGCGCAGCCTTAGCCGGATTCTTGGACGTGGCCGCATCCTCACGCGCACGGGCCAGGCGCTTTTCAGCGTCTGCCACCTTACGCAGAGCAGCGGTGGTTGCTTCACCACCGTTAGCGGTTGCTTCAGCGTACTGCTTCCGCAGGTCCGCTAGTTCTGCTTCCTGCTTATCAATGGCTTCCAGGTCTGCCGCGATGGACGCCCTGGTTTCTGCCAGGCCGCGCTCCGCGTCGCGGACCAACTTGGTCTGGCTCACCCAGTCGCCGCCAATTTCTCTCAGGAACTCATGCATGCGCATGGCCTGATCGACCATGGGGTCATCCTCGTGGATGTAGCCGCCACCGTCGCGGAAGTTGCCCGCCCATGCGACGCGCTCCAGTGCGGGCACCACATGGTTGAGTGCCTGCGCCTGTGCGCCCACGTTGTTGGCGAGGTTGTTCAGCGCGCCCAGCTGCGGGCCGTTGATGATGATTTCCGGCGTGTGAGACAGGTTCAGAGCTGCCACACCGTGCGGGAGCACACCACCAGTGTCGTAGACACCGGCCTTTGCTACCAGCTCTTTCGCCGCATCCATCTGCTGCGCGTACCGGCCAGGGAACGCAGACACCTGCACCTTTTGAGCAGCCGCGCCCGGGTCCATGCTCTCCCAGTCGAATTTCTTCAACCGGTCAAAGAACATGGTGGCGGAATCGAACGGGGTCATCCGTTCCTTAACCGTGCCCCAACCGGCCTGCCGCTGCTGGAACAAGCCAATACTGTCGTAATCGCTACCCACCGCATCATGGCGGAACGACAGCGATTCAGGCACAGCATTATTAGCCCACATTTTCAGCGGGTTGCCGGACTCCACAAGGGTGGTGGCCACGCCAATAATCGCCGCAGCTGCGTTCAAACCAGCAGCCTTAGCGGATCGGGCCACTTCGTGAACAAAGTACTCCGGTCCCCAGTCGGGGCCGTCCCACGACGCCAAAGCATCCTTACGGTTAGCGTCCGTCAACATGGGGTCACCCGTACCGCTGGGGCTAGTACCGATAGACGCGCTGCTGGCGTTGCTCTTCAGCTCCAGCCCGATCCAGTCGGCAATCTTGGAATGCAGTTCCTGGGCACTACCCCAGTTAATCTGCACGCTAGTGCCCGTCGTAGAGCCGGGGGAAATCCCCTGAGCCGAAAGAGCACTAGCCACACCGTCCGCCATGCCAGCGGCCAGCTTGTCACCACCGGACGCGTAGAACCAATCGGTGAAGCCCCGGCCCTCCAGGGGGCCAGCCTTACCACCGATAGTCAAACCCTGACCAGTGTTGCCGCCAGACTCAATAAACGTGCCGTCCGGCAGCTGCGCAGCAGTATGCCCGCCACCGGGTCCACCGTTGAGGAAAGCAACACGGAAATCACCATCATTGCCCTTACCCTCAGCAAACCCCTTATTGCGCAGCCACTCTGCTTCCGTGCCCGTCGCCGTCCGGGAATCCAGGATATCCAGGCCACGGAACACATTCACGGCCATGGACACAGCACCAGAGCAGTCCACACCATTCATCGTCCAGCCACCGAACACATACGGGCTAGCAACCTTAGAAAGGGCTTCCTTAATCTCCTGAGACGTGCGAGTAATGAACCCGCCATCTTCGTACTGCTCCAGCTTGTAGCCGAACTTATCGGCCACCTGGGCAAGAATCTGCGTGGAGCGGGTGCGCTTACTTTCCGCCAGCGGGATGTATGCTTCGCCGCCGGTTTCCGGCTCCGCCCACAAACGCCACGCCCCAGCCGGGGCGATCTCCGCCCGGTGGTCCTCGGAGCCGTTCGCAAACGCCAGAATGCCGCCATTCGCGAAAGGTAGGAACCGCTGAATCGGCCCCGGCATGATGGACTTCACCGCACCACCCACAGACCCAGCCATGGACTTAATGCCGTTGAGCAGACCATTCACGATGTTTTTGCCCGCGTCCATGAGCCAGGTGCCCGCAGACTTGAAGCCGTCAACAATCTTGTCTTTGATACTCATGGCACTGGCGACGATTTCTATGACTTTATTCGTCACAATCGTCTTCAGCGCAGTCCAGATGCCAGACCAGTGTTCCTTGAGGAAGTTCAGCCCATTCTTGACGCTCTCAAAGCCGTCAAGCAGCAGGTTAATACCACCTGCGATGAAGTCAGCCACCGCAGACACGGCTTTGCCAACCCACTCAATGAGCGTGCCGAACGCGTCCGCCACCTTAGAAAGGAACTGCGCGACCTTCGTCAGAATCGCCGCGAACACCCGCAGCCCGCCCACAAGCAGCGTGAACGCGGCCACCAGAGTCGCGCCCACCACGACGGCAATCACCTTAAGGATCGGGAGCAGCACGGGCGAAAGCAGGTCCCACAAAGCCTTGAAGACCTTAAACAGGGACTTGACAACTTCCCACGCGGCCTTGAACGCGCTCACCACCGCGCCACCCATGGATTTACCCAGCTCCAGCAGAGCCGGGGCCAGCTGCACCACAGCATCTTTAATCATGGAGAACGCAGGCCCAAGCAGCCCGCCGATAGTCTCCAAGAAACCCTGCCCGATTTCCATCGCACCATGGAACGCTTCACGAACCGTGTCCAGCGCCCCGGTAATCATGTCAACCGTATCCTGACCAATCAGGCTAGCCAGCGCGCCACCACCGGCACCATCAGTATTGCCAGTGACAATGTTCTTCAAGTCAGTCCAGGCGGACTGCACCTGACCCACAATCTCAAGCACACGCTGTGCGTTTTCCTCCCCAATAAGGGAAGAAAGAGCAGAACTACCCTCATAGTTCCCCATGAAAGCGCCCTTGAGTTCATCCCACGCGCGATGCACATTCTCAAAGGTCTGCGTGATGGTCTCAGCACGATCCGCGCCAACGAGTTTCGCCAGCCGGGAGTGCTCACCATCCACATCATCCCCCTGGAACAGGGCACCGTAGAGTTCATCCCACGCGCCACGCACGGTCTGCATGGTCTCTGCGGCCTGCTGCGCAGTCTCCGCGCCGAACAGTTTCGCCAGCGGCCCATTCTCCAGGTCAACCGGGTTGTTGTCGACCAGCACGCCCCAGAGTTCACCAAAGGCGTCCTTGACCAGCACCACAGCATCCTTGAACGCTGCAAGCACACGCTGGCCTGCTTCCGTCTGCGTCATGAAGAACGCGATACCAGCAGCCGCAATCACCCACGGGTTCAGGGCCATGACACTATTGAGGGCCATCTGTGCCAGCTCTGCGAGTTTCGTAGCCCCCGTCGCCTGCGTCAAGAACGCGATGAACCCACCAGCGTTCCCGATAGCCAGGCTCACGTTGTAAGCCACCACAGCAGCAGTCACACCAACCAGCGCGGCTTCTACCGCTGCGAGGATGCCGGGGTGTTCCTTGAAGAACTGAATCACACCCTGCACCGCACGACCCAGGAACTCCAGGGCCTTAGTCGCAGCACCCACCGCACCCGTCATGATCGGCTTGAGCACCTCATAGATGCTCAAACTGATATCCGCCAGGGCGTTCGCGAACTGCTCAAGCGGGCCTTTCAAACCGGCCAGCATGGCCCTAGCTTTGTCGCCCGCACTGCCCGCACGGTCCATTTTTTCACGCAGGTCATCCCACGCGTCGCCGCCAGCAGCCAGCGCAGCCGCCATGCTCTTACCCTGGTCGCCGAAACCCTCAGCTAGCAGACGGCCAAAGTCTTCCTTACTCATGCGCTCTTGCGCTTCGTGGAGCTGTTCGGCGATGGATTTCAGGCCAACGAACTTGCCGGACGCGTCCTGGATAGTCAGGCCCAGATCATCAAACGCGTTCTGCTGTTTCGTGGTCGGACCCAGCATGTTATCCAGCGCGTTCTTCAACTGGGTACCAGCAATAGAACCCTTGTAGCCGATATTCGCCATGAGGCCCATCGCGGTGGCCGTATCCTCCAGGGACACGCCCAGCAGCGCAGCAGACGGGGCACCCTGCTTGAACGCTTCACCCAGGTCCACCAGACCAGTCGCGGAATTGTTCGCCGCGTTCGTCAACACGTCCGCCACACGACCCGCTTCGCGGGCTTCAAGCCCGAACACGTTCAGCGCTGCGACCTGAATTTCAGCAGCCTGACCAGTATCAATCATGGCCGCACCCGCCAGCTGAATGGAACCCTTAGCGGCTTCCATCGCTTCGCTGGTGCTCATACCACCCTTGATAAGGTTTTCCATCGCCGCAGCAGCAGACTGCGCAGACGTGCCCGCTAGCTCACTATCGTTACCCAGCTCTTTCGCACGCGCGGAAACCTTAGCCATCTCTTCCGCAGTCGCACCGGACACGGACTGAATGGACGCTAGCGTGGTGTCGAACTCCATGCCCGCACCCACCGTGTCCTTGAGGAAGCCGGTAAGCCCAGCCAGCCCCAGCCCACCGGCAATCATGGGGACCATGCCCTTAATCTTGCCGCCCAAACCGCCCATGGCGTTGTCACCCAGTTCGCGGAAGTGCTCACCCAGCGTCTTCGTGGTCTTCCCACCCTGATCGGCTGCGCGCTCATATTCCTGGAGAGCGCTCTTCACCTCTTTGGTGGAGTCACTGGCCTTTTTCTGCGCAGACACCACCGCGTCTTCAGCATCTTTGAGCTTGTTAGTCGCCTGACGGCTTTTCTCACGGGCGTCTGCCACGCGGCCCTCTGCGGCTTCCACGTCCGCGTCTGCTTTCGCGCGCGCGGCCTGCAAAGCCTTTTCAGCGGCTTCCACCTGCTCCGTGGTGGCCTTAGCGTCATTGCGCACCTTAGCCACGTTTGCTTCCGCTTTCGCGACAGCAGCGTCACCTTTAGCGCGCACCGCTTCCAGTGCTTTTTCAGCCGTCGCCACGTCACGCACAGACTTCTCCGTGGCACTCTTCGCGGCCTGCACTTTCTTCTCAGCCGCTTCCACCCGTGCAGCGGCCTGAATCTCCCTGCGACGGGCATTCTCCACCCCACGGGCGGCTTTCTCCGCCGCATCCGTAAGGTTCTTCGACATGGCCGCGCCAACCTGCTTAGAAGCATCCTCCAGGGGCTTTTGCAGCTCTTTGCGAATCTTCGCCTGAATACCCCGCATACTCGGAGCAATCGGCAGTGACGCGTAGCCCACAGCAGCCATGTCTTAACCTCCCAGGGATTATTGTTTGCGCTGCGCCCTCTTCCGGGCACGGATAGCGCGCAACGCCTTTTGCTTTTTCCGCTCCCGTTCCTGCCGTTTCGCCAGGTCTTCCCTACGCGTATAGACAGGATGACGGTTACCGGAAACAACCCCGTACACGTCCGCCACAAGACGCTCCAGCGGGGTGATTACATCCATGTCTGCCACCGCGCACCAGAACAAGGATTCTTCGTGACGTAAGCCTTTCAGCAGGACAATGATTCGCCGCAGGGTGAGCCGCCCAGGCCCACCCCCCGGCTTGTAGCAGTCCCTCAAATCCAACCCGTAGAAGCGCTGCATGTCAGCTTCCGCAGCATCCCAGTGCTTACGGATCAGGGGCCAAAAGGCTAGTCCGTTTCCCCCATGGCACCGGCCTTAGTCCAGGCGGGCATGACGATTTCAGACATTTCACGGGTGGTCACGTTGTAGGCGCGCAGCCGTGCCGCCTGGGCGGGGCCGATCAGCTTCAGGAAGCCGGACACCATCCGTTCGTTCTCAAAGTCATCCATCACGTCAAAGCTGGCGTCAAGCGGGTTGTTGGGAGCTTCCAGCGTGAACTTCCGGCCACGGATGGTGACCGTGAACGTGGTCACCTCATAATCCGGGTCCTGGAGGTTGATAACCTCCGCGTCGACCTCTTCGATTTCGGTGCTCTTAGCTTTGTCTTTTGCCACTGTGGGCCTGCCTTTCTGTTGAAGAATAGGTGTAGCCCCCACAGGCAATGTGTGTGGGGGCTACGGGGGTTCTGCCGTTTCACTTGACTGACTTGCACGCAAAGGTGGGGCTGGCAGGGAGGAAAGGCAGAAAGTCCCTGCGCAGCCCCACACGGGGGTTAGGCGTCTGCGTGCTCGACGGCCACGTCCTTGGGGAAGCCGCCGCCGGTCAGCTTGGACGCGTCCACGGCCACATCACCATTCGCCTTAGCGACGGTGAAGCCGGTGGCCTGGTCGCCGGTCACCTCCACGTCCTTATCCCCGGCCTTACGGAGCGCGGCCTGGATATCGGTGGCCTTTGCGTCGTGCTTCAGGCCCTTTGCGGACACGCCGCCAACAGTGAGCGTCCAGGTGCCGCCGGTCGCCCCGGCCACGGATGCCTTGTAGGTACCCGCGTCGTTCATGACGATTTCACCAGCGTCAACAAAGCGAATCTGAGCAAAGTCCACAGTGGTTTCCTCCCCGTTCGGCTTGATGACGTACTCGTCGAACACAGCCCGGTTAGCGTCAGGCATGTAGTCGAAATCAATGGTTCGGCCTGCCGGGTCCGCGCCCTGCTCCAGATTCTCCATCTTCGCGTAGGCCTTTTCGCGGGTCGCGTAGATGCGGAAAGCGCCGTTTTCATCCTCAAAAACGTGCGCGACGTGGACGCGGGCCACCTTGCCGGAGTGGACGCGGATTTTAACCCCGTCATCCTCATAGGTGTCCGGCCAGGCGATCATGTCGACGGCCTTGTTGTGCTCCAGGATTTCCACAGAGCCGGTAAGTTCGCCCGGCTTCGTGGTCACAGCGACCACACCGAATCCCTGCCCCTTGATCTGGTTCTTCTCGACGGAACGAGTCAGCCCAATCTTGGAATCCTCGGGCATGATGCCCAGGGCATACCAGTCATTACCGAAAGAACCGTCCTTGCCAATTTTCGGGTCATCAGCAAAGCTCACATAGGTGAGCAGGTCGGCCAGAGGGGCGATGTTTTCGGGGTTTCGCAAATTGCGAGCCATTAGGTTACCTCCATAGGTTTGCGGCCCAGCGTAACCGTGTACGTGGCGGACGCCACCCACCCGCCCACGCGGGAGTCTTTAATCACGATTAGGCCAGCACCGGCTTTGATTCTGTACAACCGAACTTGCAGCGGTGAAAGCAGCGCGGCGTCTGCCGCAACCAGCAATTTCCGCGCAGTCGGCGCGTCATGCGCATGTACCGTTACGCGCACGACTTCGCGCGTGTATCCAGGCTCAGTGTGAGGGGTGCCGTCAGACACCACCGTCATATAAGGGCCTTTTGCCGGGGTCCACCCGGGGGGCAGATCGGCACGCACACGCTCTTTCTCTTTGAACGCTTTGCGCAGCAGATTGCGCACGCGCTGCGCCGCATCCTGCTGCGCCCACAGGGTTAAGGGGTGCGTCACTAGTACCTCTTCACGTCTAGGCCGCACTGCGCAGCCGCGCGGGTGAGCGTGCCGTGTTTCGCCTGCGACGCCAGCCCACCAGGGTGGGGGATACGCACGACGGACACCGGCCTGCCGGATGTGTTGGTGCCGTTTTCCACTTCCACCGGCAGGGAAGTTAAGGCGCGGGCTTTCTGCGCCACCTCTTCCCCAGCCTGGTAGACCAGATGCGCGTTCTCTTGAAGTAGCTCCATGAACGCCTGGTCATAGAAATGAATCGTGGGTTTCTCACTCAAAGGATTCACCCCTACTCACAATCACAGCCAGGCGCGGACGGTGGCGAGGATTCCACGCAGCGCGCCCCACAGACCACTGCCACGGGGCGCGCACCACGGTGTACTCAACCCCACGCACCACGCACACCCAACCGGCCTGCGGTACCACCCGGGGGGCTGGCTCCACCAACACCTGCAACAGGCTAGTGGTCGCGTCATAATCGGCGGCTTTCACATCCCCCAACGAGTAAGGGGAAACCGTGGCCGTCGCAGCCACCTCTTCCCCCACCACAGGGGTGATGTTCCCATCCTCATCCCACACATCCGGGGGGCGAAAAACAACCGTCTCCATCAGTACACCTCCGGCCACCGCATAGGCGGCGGGGCACAGAAAACCGGCAAACCGGCCACCAGACCCAGCTCCCGCAAATGCTCATTCGTCAACCGCACGCCACCAAAAGACACGGCCCCCACATCCGCATAGGTGAGAGAATCCGACTGCGGCCCAGTCGTAGAAGACACCGCCCGCACACCAGCATTCATCCCCACCAACACGGCAGCGGCAACCATGTCGATCAGCACCCACTCCACGGTGGGTTTGAGCCAGTCACCAGCCCGGGTTTCCAGCTCTCGGTCAAGGTCCCGGCCCCTGCGGGAAAAAGCCACCCGCACCCGGGCTTCCGCGTCCTTAATGAGGGTTTCCACCCGGGGGCGTTCCTCATCAAACAGTGGGCGGGGTAGGCGCTCTTCCACATCTGCCAGCTCCACGAACATGGTTCACCGCCTTTCAGCAGGGGGTTTAGCCAACAGCGGAAATAATCTCCGCCCGGGTCAGCCCCTTGACGTCAATGCCCAGGTGGGTTGCGTAGTCGCGCCACGCGTCAACGGGCGCGGTTTTCTTAGGCTTCACCGGGGCTTCCACGGCGGGTGCCGGGGCGGGTTCCTCTGCGGGTTCCTCGACCACCACAGCAGGGGCGGGTGCCGGGGCGGGCAGCGCGTCCGCGTCAGCAATGATGCCCACACGCACAGCCCAATCCACATCCACCCCATCCACGTCAACCGCATCCCCACGCCTGTACACCACAGGGTGCAGAGGATCGGCGGGCGGCCACGGCTCCCACGAATCCACAGTCAGAACGTAGGACGCCATTACTTCACACCCGTGATGACCACAGCAGCCTTAGGGTTGTCAACACCCAGAATCCGCTTCCGCCACATGTCCGCGCGCCACGTCTGGCGGGGGCCACCAGCACCAGACGCACCACCCTCTTCGTACATGGGCGTGGCCTGAAGCGGGTCCGTATCGGAGTAAAAGCCCACCGCGCCAGCTTCCATGACAATCACCTGCGCGGGGTCCATGAACCGGGACGTGGCCACGTTCAGGCCAAACAGGGTCTTCGACTCCAGGCCCGTGTACACAGGATTCTCGGAAGCGTTATCGCCCACATAGAAACGCTGAACCTGCTCGTTTCGCAGCAGCGCAGTCAAGGCCATGGGGTGAAGAACCATGGTGTCAGGCACGTAGTCGAAATACGCGCCGCCAGGGGCTTCCGCACCCTGAATCTTCTCCACCGCGTCCAGAACGTCCTTGATGGGGTCCGCGCCAGCAGCCCACTTAGCGCCAGCGCCCACCTTAGCCACCGCATCGTTGTTGACAAACGCATCCACAGCGGCCTTAACGTCCGTCTTGACCATGGTCTTGTTCAGTGCTTCCAGGTGCGCAGCCACCTGATCCACACGATTCTCACGAATCATCTCCCTGGAGATGCGGATGGCCAGCGCCGTCTTCACACCCACCACAGAGTGCAGGGCACCGTATGCGAGGTTAGCGACCGGAATTTCCGCGAACTCTGCGACTTCCTGAGCATCCAGGTTCAGGTACGGGCTGGCTGCTTCGCGGAACGCGACCACACCGTCATTCGTACCGCCATTGCGAAACAGCAGTTCTGCGAGGAACTGCCCCTGCATACCCTCAACCACGCGGGTCGGGATGTAGGTGGGGTCTTTGAGCATCTCCGCCACAGTCAGGTTCTGACCGTCATAGGCGGACGCCACGATGGTATCCATATTTTTCCTCCCTTAGCCCGCGTGCGCGGGGGTCGTAAGCTTCACCGGCACAAGTCCGTCCGCGCCATTCATCGCGGCCACACCCACAACAACGGTGCCGGTGGTGGCGACCTTGCCGTCAGCTGCGGCGTAGATCTTCGCGCCACGCTTCACACCATCAGCCGCATCACAAGCCAGCCGAACAGTCTGGGGTGCGCTGTACACAGCCGCAACCCAGGGGGTATGAACCAGAGTGTTCACCGCCTTATCCTCCGGCTTAGGCGCGGCATCCGTGAGCACCGCGCCATACACGTCGCCGTCAGCGGTGGCATGCTCCACACCCTTATCCGTGAGCGTGACCAGCCGATTCTTGACAACCGGCTTAGCGGCCGGGTAAGTCTCCGGGCCACTGGTAAACGTTTCAGACATTCAAGTCTCCTAGTACTTCCGGGGGGCAAAAAGCCCCATCTTCTTCGCCCGCGCATCCAAGTCGGCCAGCGCGTCGCCCTCATCCTCCACCGCATCGCGGGAAGTACCCAGCTCCGCGCGGGGGATCAGATTCACCGGGATAGCAGCCAGCCGCTCCCGCGTGCCCTGCTCATCCGCCGCGATAGCTTTCAGCCAGCGTTCACGGCTGGTGGGAGAAATCCGATTCTCCGCGATGGCCGCGTCAACGATGGCCGCACGTGCGGCAGCTTCCGCAGCAGCGCGGGCCTTTGCACCGTAGGCGGCATCCGCCTGGAGCTGAGCCAAAGCAGCAGCATCGACCGTGACGGTCAACGGCTCCGCGTCATCCTCGGGGGTGTCCGCATCGTCGGCGGCTTCCTCTTCCGCCATGTCGGCCAGGGCGTCCGCCTTTGCGGCGTCCGTGTCATCCTCGGGGGTGTCCGCATCCTCGGGGGTGTCCGGCTCATCCTCGACAACCGTGGTGGCCTGCTCTGCCAGCGCTTCATCCAGCGCGGCCAGCACCACCTTTGCGTCCGTCGCGGCCACACCCAGGCGCTCCGCAACATCCGAAATAAAAGTCATATCCGTCTCCAACAGTTTCGGGGCGGGAGCAGCAGCCCGCCCGCTGTACTTGTACCTGTCCCGGACCACGCGCCGCGCATCAGCTGCGACACGCTCCACGACAGCAGGCGCACCAGCGCGCGCATCCTCAACACGATCTGCTAGGCCTGCCGCCACGGCTTCATCCGCGCTGTACCAGGTTTCTTCCCGCATGCGCTCACGCCAGAACTCGGGGGTGCCCCCGGCTTTCGCCGCGTAGATTTCAGCCAGCGTGCCGGAAATCTTTTCCAGCCGCTCCACCGCACGCCCCAACTGCTCCGCGTTACCGTCCACCCACGTCCAAGCATCGTGAATCATCAGGTCTGCGTGCGGGCGCATGACCAATTCATCGCACGCACCCACCGCGATCACACTTGCAGCAGACGCGGCCATGCCCTCCACATAGCCCACCACGCGGGCAGGGTGCTTTTGCAGCCATGACATGAATGTCAGACCCGCGTACACGTCGCCGCCAGGGCTGTTCAGGTGGAGGTTGATCCGCTCGATATCCCCCAGCTCTTCTAAGTCGTAGTAAATTTCGTCGGCGTCACAGTCGTAGCCGCCGATTTCTCCGAAAACCCGCAGGTCAACGACACCCGGATTTTTATCGTCATGTGCCTGTAAGGCCCAGAACTTCACTACTCGCTCCTTTCGTCACTCTGATGAATCTTTGGCTGGAAGTCAGGCGACTTAGGCGGGAGGTTGTAACGCCTGCGCAAATCGTCTTCCAGTGCCGGTTCACACCAAATCGCACCCGCATTCACCAGTAGCGATAGGTCACTAGCCGTTAGCTCTTTCTTGGACGCAATCGGGTCACACATGATTTGCGGGCACGTGCCCGTGTGCTCCGGAAACGCCACCTGCACAAGGTCTTCAACAATGTGCTGCGTCGCAGTGTCGGCCACCCACTCCGCGATGGTCTGGAGCGCCTGGATGAAGAGGTCCGCCTGGGTCTCTGCGAGAGCGTAGGAACCCCCACCGTCCGACAGGTTCAGGAAGTGCGCAAGCACCGCCCGCGCCATCTGCGCGTCATGGTATTCAATCGCCGCACGGGGGGACAGAATCGTGCCGGACGGGGCTTTGATTTCCAACTTCGCACCAGCCGGGATAGCCGCACCCGTCGCCGCACCCGCACGCAGCTGGGATGCGAGTTCACGACCAGTCGCCAAATCCGCGTCCCGATCCGCAGCATGCTCCGTGCCCTGGTAGACGGGTACGCCCATGCCGTTACGGTCTAGCGCGTTGACTTCCAGCCGTAGGAGCTGGTCACGCAACTTCCAGTGCTTGTACGCGGGCCGCAGCACGCTAGTACCTGTCCAGCTGCCACCCACCGGGTTGTACACGTAGGCCACCAGGCGGGACACAGGGATTTCAATCGGCTTCGCGCTCTTACTGTTCGGCGCAGGCCGCTGCACGATGGACAGCAGGCCCCCGTCCGGTGCGGTGCGGACTTCCTGAATCGTGCCCGGCATGCGCGGGGCCAGCTTCACAAGGTGCTCGTTCCCGTCCGCATCCGTGGCGTAGACCTGTTCAAAAAACATGCAGCCGAACTGCAAGGAAAGCAACGCCTGCTGGAGGTGATTCGCCCAGCTAATCCGCCCCTGCCGGGGTGCCAGCGGGCGCGATGCTTCCTCACCCAGCACGGGCAACCGCAGGTCTTCCGCCACACGGGCCACAACCTCCGGGGGCGCACCATTCGGGTCAACACGCCACGTAGCCCGCCTAATCGGCAGCGACAACGCGGACAAAATGGACTGCACCTGGGCGTCTTCGCGCCCCATCTTCGCGTACACCCACGCGCTTCGCGGCCACCGCAGTTCCCAGTTGTCATCCTGTAGGGGGCCAAAACCCCCCGGGTCCGCAATGTATCCCAGTTCGCTCACGCCCACCTCCTAGATAGCTAATCAAAAATCAAAATCGTAAGATGCTCCGCTGGTCACCATCATGGGCGTAGACTCCACCGGCGCAGCCAGCCGCCGCACATCAACATGGTCCGGGATGCGGAACTGCTCCAACCCCCACGCCGCAAACGTCGCAGCCACAAACACACACGCATCCTTTGTGTAGCGCTCAATCGCCCTACCGGAAGACATGGAGCGGAACCGGGCACGCGCCAGGGCGTCCGCCCACCGGGGGTTCCCATCATGAGTGATACGCCCCTCATGGAACAGAGATAGGAACAGCTCGCACGCCCGCGTCACATCACGGGCGCTCACCTGCGCAGGCTCCAGCCCCTCACGCTGCATCATCTGAATGGTCGTGGCCGCAGGCCCCCTAGACTCCACCACCACCGCCAGCGGATCGTACTCATCAACGAGTTTGACCACCCCGGCCACGATGCTTTCACGGTCGAACTCCGTACCCGGCTGCAACGCCAGATGCACGCCCTTAGCAGTGGGGTAGGCCACCACCACGGCGGCATCCTTACCGTCCGGGTCCGTGTCGAAAGCGGCCACGATATCCGTGCCCTGCCAGCGGGGCTGCGGGTCGTGGGCATCCTCCCACGCCTTATAGGGAAGAATCGGCGTGAAATCTTCCTGGGCTTCACCATCACGCGGGTACCAGTCACCCACGCCCAGTGTTTCGACCATAAAGGTGCCCATCAGGTCGGCGGACGTGCTCGCAGAATGCGCGTCACCCCGAATATCCTCCAGCTGAGCGACCGGCCCCAGGCTCGGGTTGGCCTGCGCCCACGTGGCCGGGTCCAGAGGATCGGCATCCGGTGCGGCAGACCACTCAGCAAACAAGGTGCCCGGCGCGCCATCCATCGCGGCCCAGCGTTTCGCGCTGAACACAGCGCCATGGGCGTGCTCAAAACGGTTGACGGGGGAAGAGATGAACATCTTTTGCGCGCGCTGTTTGGCACGCGTGGTTTTGTCCATCGCCGCGAACGTCTCACGGGGCAAGTTGAAACACTCATCATAAATGAGCAGGTCAACAGATAGGCCACGCGCAGTTTTTGGGGTGCGGGTGCGGTACCAAATTTTTGCACCCAGTGCAGGAAACTCAATGCACTCTTTCCCGTTACCCTGCCGTAGGCGGGGCTGCAAAGACGCGTCACCATCAGTGAACGCCCACAGCAGATCATCAGATGCTTCGATGAACTCCCACGTGCGGTGACATGCGTCGATAGCGGTGTCCATCAGGTGGGCGGTATGAAAGATGGTCTTTTCGCCAAACAGGTACACGCCTGCGAGAGTGCGGGCCAGGATAACCTCACCCTTACCATTCTGACGGGGCACGACCACGACGCTTTCACGCGCGGCCCACTTTTCATCAGGCCCCATCCGGCACATGTCGCGCAGTAGGTTTTCCTGCCACGGCAGCAACGTCATGCCCACCACGTCGCGACAAAACTTGACGGCTTTATCGCCCCACGTGGTGTCCCCATCCGGGATGTGCGAAAGGCGCGGCTGCTGCGAGCCGATAAGTTTGTCAAGTTGAATCATGGTCGCACCTCCTAGATGGCGTGCAGGTTAAACCCCTGCGTGGCCGCGCGCCGCTCCCGGGTAGACATACCCCGCCCCTTTTCCTCACCAAATAAATCGGGGCGTTCCTGAACCCATCCGCGCAACTCCGCACTGGTGCGCCGCTCAGCATCCAACAACGGGTGGGGCTTCACCGCACCATCCTCGGACGCCACCACAACACCCTGCTGGTCAATCGCATGCCGAAAATCCGCCAGCCGCTCCCGCAGCGAAACAAACGTCTGCACTGCGGCCAGGTCCTGAGGGTTCAGCTCACGCTCACCAACGAAATCGCGAACCAAACCGGATAGTGTCTGCGCGTCCACAACAACCCCTTAACGTAACAGTACAAAACGCCAACCATCCCAAACCCCTAAGGCGACTCAGTTCGCCCGCCAGACGCGCCTCCAGGCGCTAAAAACGCCCCAAAAATCAGGGGAGGGAGAAAGCGCTGAGTGCCGCGCGACCGTGGGGGGTCAGGGCGATACCCCCCATCTAACATTTTTAGGGGGGGACCTATTTCGGCCAGGCAAACACCTTGGTTGGGGCACCACCCCCACCCCCTGCGGGGGGCGCGGGTTCAGCCGCAGGCCGGGGGGCAATGGCGGGCCGCGTATCGTCGCGGGTTCCGTCACCACGCTGCGCGTTGCACGTGCCGTGAAGCAACCTGTCTGCGAGGTTGTTCGCCGTGCCGTGCAGTGCGCGGGCTTGACTGTGGTCGGCTGCAAGTGCCCGCCGATCCCAGTTGCGGTTTTTGTCGCGGTACATGGGTTTTCCGCACCACCAGCAGGCTGCACCATCCTGGTGTTTGGCCAGCAGGTAGCGGCGCTGCTGCTGGTGCCGGTAGCCCAGTCCTTTTTGGGTGGTGTTTTCGCGTGGGGGTTTGGGTCCGCCTGTGGCCTGTTGTTCGTACCACTGGGCGGCTACTTTGAACATGAGTGGGGGACGCTCAGCTTTGATGCGCTTCATCACTACATCACGCCCTGGGTCTACGGTGTGGATTTTCGCACCCGCGTTTTTGTACCGCTGCATGGTGCTTGCCCCGGGCATGCTGTGAATAATCCACACGTCGCGTTTGGTTTGTTTCAACGCCCGGTCTATGGCCGTTTTCCGCACCGCGCGCACATAGTCGCGGATATCGCGTTCGTGCTCATGGTTTGCGGGTTCGGCTCCGACTAGCAGGTTTGCCAGTTCGTCAAAGTCGATACGAATGTCACCCGGCTGGGCATGCTGCCGCAGGTATGTGCTTTTGCCTGCGGCTGGTGGGCCGGTGATGATGTTGATGGTCATGCGGTTTCCTCGTTGGTGTTGGGTGATGCGTGCGGCGCAGGGGTGGGCCGCTAGGCGAGTTCGGTCCTAGCGGGCCGTGGTTGACACAGTGGACGGCTAACCCGCAGTGATCCAGTCTGCGGTTCCCTGTTCCCCTTTGTCCCCGTCCATGCTTGAGCCGCACCGTGGGGCAAGAAGCGAGTAAGAACCCCCACGGTGGGCCGCGTCACCTTGTGGGTGTCGGCTGCATTGTTCGTCTTCATGTTGGGCCATTTGACGCTGCACGCACCACCAACACCAGCGGGGTACGCGAAAGCCCCCGGCCCTTTTGGGCGCGGGGGTTTGATGAGTGAAGCGTACCACGGGGGGTTGTTGGCGTGTCAAATCGGCAGGTGAAGCAGTTTCTGTTGTAGTCGCTCCACACTGATTACCCCGTCACTGCACCAGGCTTCTACCGTGTCGAGCGGTAGGGGGTAGCCCAGGGCGTGGGCCATGCGGTGCGCGCCTTCCACGGTAAGGGTGTGGGGTAGGCGCGCCGCCCCGCCTGGGTCCAGCATCCGGGTGGTGTAGTTCGCCAGCTCTACGATGCCGCAGGCGACTGCTTCGGGTTCATCATAGGCGTACACCAGGCTGGGGTGGTCGGCCAGCCAGAGTAGGCCGCGCACCCCGGTGGGGTGTGGTTCACCGCAGGCGGTGGCTACGAGTCGTACTAGATCTGCGGCTTCGTCTTCCACCCTCATGAGCGTGTCCAGCTGGTGGATACTAAGGGGTGGTTTTGGGCCTGCGGTTCCTCCCCTGCCGGGCGGGCGCGTGGTGTCTCCACAGCTGCCGGTGCTGTGGAGCGCGTCCCGCAGTGCGCGGATGTTTGCGTGGAGCGTTCGGCACGCTGCGGGCAGTTCCACGTGGGTTCACCTTTCTGCTGGTTCCGATTGTCAGGATAGTCTTTCGCTCACTGCCCGTGGTGTTCTGCTTTTTCGGCCACCTTGTTGAGATAGCGGGCTAGATCGCGGGCTTCCGTGATGGTGAGGGTGGTCATTTCCCCAGTTCCTTTTTGAACTGGAGTCTGCGGAACATGTCGTGCCCTGCTGCGAAAAACTTCGCGGCGTCCGACTGCCCCATGGTCACAGAGTGGAGTAGTACGCCATCGTCAAAGTAGATCTGCGCTTCATCGTTGGTGTGGGCTTCCGCCCAGATGCGCCCCTCTGTGGTGGGGACGTATGGGGTGCGGCTCATTTGGGTTCCCTTTAGTAGTGGGTCGTGGTGGTCGAGGATGCTGCCCAGTTCCATGTACACGTCCCGCAGTTCTTCCAGGGTGACACTCAGGTAACCGTGTGCATTAATGGCGATGTAGATTTTATTCGGGTCGGTACCGTCGATAATGAATTCTTCTGCAAACTCTTCGTATTCATGGCACCAGTCATCAAGGCCCGTGTAGTTGAAGATCTCTAGGTCCATTAGTCTTCCTCTTCCTCGTTGGCTGCGGCCTGTACGTCTGCGGCGGTGCGCTCAGGAATGCCGGTGCAGTTTTCACAGGAACAGGGGACGAACTTCTCGGCAGCAGCGAGGTACCTGGATAGCGCTTCGGAAGCCTCCTCCTCCGTGCACCCGGTTGCTTCGGCGACGGCTTCGCAGGTGGCGTCGTCGCGGAAGATGGTCTTGTGGATGTAGTAGGCGAGTTCTTTGGTGGGGACGATCATCACATCTCCGTTCGTTCTTCGATTTTGTAGGCGCGCATGGTTTCACCCAGCATGTAGTGCAGGGTGGCGACTTCTTCGGCGCTCATGGTGACTTCGAAATACTTCGGGCCGGAGAGTTCCATCGACACCTGCGGTTCATGGCCCGGCCCGTACCCGCCCATGACGTCCACTGCCACGGGCTTACTTGACCAGGCGCTGAACTGGGTGGCCAGGCTGTTGGTCCGCTGCTGGATCTTCGGGGTGTTCACCGCTGCTCTTTCTCTTTAATATCGATCATCTTGGTCAATGCGTCGCGCAGCATCTTCATGCTCTCCAGGTCCAGGGCCAGGGCTTCTTCATATTCCGTGATCACGCTGACGTAGAATCCATCAAAGGGACCAAATTCAATCAACACGGTGTAGATGTGACTCGAGGTTGTGCTGTTGAGTTTCAGCTGCAAGCCGCTGATCATTGTTCGCACTTCGCTCATTACTTTCTCCTTACTTGATGGTGTGGTGGGCTAGGGCGGCGATAAGTTGCAGCGCGGTTTCCCTGCCGATAGGGACGGTTGCGCATTCGTGGCCCAGGGTGTTGCGGGTGGTCTCCACCCAGAGGTTGGCGTGGCCGGGGGTGGTGGGGCGGATGGCCATGACGGTGGGCGGGTCGAACGTTTCCCAGTCGTGGGTGCCGGGCGGGCCGGCGATTTCGGCGATGGCTTTCAGGCGGCTTGCGACGATGGCGGGGTTCACTGTTGTTCCTTTTCTTCGTCTGGTACCAGGCGGGCGTAGAGCCGAACGCCACGGCAGTAGGCTTCATAGGTGTGCCCGTCATCAAACGGGTGCTTGTGTTTGCGGATGAGCACGGCGATGCTGCTCATAGGGTTGGAGCGGTGGGAAGCGATGCGCTGCCCGGGGCGCAAGTCGTGGAAGTCTGCTCCGATCCACAGGCCGGGGTTTTTGTGCATGGCGTCCCGGTAGGCCGTGAGTTCGCGCAGGCCTTTGGTTCGCCTGGGCATTTTCTGGGGTGGGAGTGTTTCGTGGGTGGTGAAAGGCATGGGGTGTCTCCTATGGGTTGGTGGGGCCGTTGTTGTACATCTCTTCCCCCGGGATTAGGCGGGTGTAGATGATGTTGTCGCGTACTACGCACCTGTAGGCGTGCTGGCCGCTAAAGGGGTAGTGGCCCCTGTTGATGGCCCGTGCGAGGCCTTTCAGGTGGCGGCGGGTGGCTGTGGGGCTTTTGTCTGTGGTGCCGGGGCGTACGTCTTCCAGGGTGGCGCTCACCCACATGCCGGGATGGTCGTGGACGGCCTGCATGTAGGCGGCGCGTGCCCTGTACAGTTCGTAGCTGTCCACGGGGTCGCTGGTGGGTGGGATGTCGAGGTTTTTGTTTGGTGGGGGCGATTCGTGGATCTCAAATGCCATGGGGGTTCCTTGGGGTTAGTTGCGCTGTCGGATGGCGTCGCAGATTGCGAGGGCGGTGGCTGCGGGGGTTGCGCCGTCGCGTACGTCTGCGAGGTGCCAGAGGGTGATGAGGTGGGCGACCAAATCGGGGCTGATTTCGGTTTCGAGTACCGCGGACCAGAGTCGGGCGCAGTAGTCGAGTTGGTAGGGGTTGCAGCTTTCGATGTTTGCGATGGCGTCGTTGAGGGTTTCCCGCGCGTGGGTGGTGATGAATGTTTTGTCCATGGTGGCATGTCTTTCAGTTGGTGGGGTTGGGGTTTGGGTCTAGACTGCGTGGTCTAGATTGTTTGTTCGCCCTCGTTGGAGGGTGGCCCCTGCATGGAGTGCCCAGAGGATTGCGAGGGTGGCGGAAATCCACCCGTCAAAGTTCAGACACAGGACGGCTAGGGCGATTTGGGTGGCGGCGAGTGTGAGGGTTCGCAGCATCATGTCATCCTTTCGATTGGTGTGAAAGTGGGGGTTTTAAGCCCCCAAACACCCCGCACCCACACACGGGTAGCAGACGCGGGGCGTTAGGCGCTCAGGCGGGAAGCTAGGCGGGTTTTTCGGGCCACGTGGTGACAACCAGCCACATGCAACCCGGCTGTTTCGGGGCCGGGGGTTCAATAATCGGCTGGGGTTTGTCCATGAACTCGGGCGTGTCATCCGCCACCAGCCCGTAGTCCACTAGCCCGTCTGCCAGGGCTTTCAGCGTGGGCACCAGGTTGTCCGTGTCCCGCCGCCGCCGGTCCCGTGGCCGGTAGTGGAGCTGAACCCGGGCGTAGCCCACCCCTTTGGGCAGCTGGTGGTGTGCGGCGCGCCAGTAGGCGTTACCCCGAACCCCTTTTGTGAGCTGGGCTTTTTTCGCCCAGTGCAGCCGCTGGTTCAGCGTCAACGGTGGCCGCATCCACGGCAGTGGAAGGCGGTAAACCTGCTGGTCAGTCATCTTTTGCCCCCCAGGCGGGCCAACTCCCGATTGATGCAGGCGCGGGCTTTGCGCAGATCCTCCACCGGGCCAGTCAGTGGGTCGCCCTTGACGTGGCCGTCAAGGCGGGAGCTGCGGACCAGGTACTTCACCGCGTTCCCAGCCCAAAACGTGAGCCGTTCACACACGTCGCCCGCGTCCACATCGCCCAGCCGGTAGTAGGCGGGGGTTTCATCGTTTTGCATGGTCACTGCCCCTTTCCAAGAGCTTTTTCAATCAATTCACGCCGCCCCTGCGGACTGCTCACGGGGGTGAACCCCCCGCCGCCGCCCGCCTGCCGGGGCGGACCAGTGTGGTCACACTTCGCCAGAGTGGGGCTACCGCCAGGGGTGGCGGCTGTGACCTCCACCAGGCCCAGCGCGTTGCACCACGGGCACGCGTCAACGGCTGCGCGGGCCGCGTCCCTGGTGGCCTGCTCCCGCTCCCGCCAGACCCTGCGGGCGTCGCCGCACGCGCCACAGGCGGGCACCTGCTCCCGGGGCCACCCTGCATGAGTCGCACACCGGGGATCGTCCGGGGTGCCGTAGGCCACCGGCGCAGCCGTGGCCCCACCGCCCGCACCAGTCGTGGAGGGGGGAGCGTCACGCGGAAAGGTCTTACTTCCCTCTTCCCCTTTTTCACTTTTAGGTAGTGGATGTGGTTGTGGGTCCAGGAGTCCACCATGGACATTTTCGCGTCCCTGCTGGTCATCGGATTTTTGGGTGTGCGATTCGTGTTTGATTCGTGTTTGATTCGCGCGCGATTCGCGTTTGATTCGCGCCTGTTTCGCACGTGTTTCCATCACCTCAGAACGTGGAGTTTGGTAATCCTCCCAGTCGCGAAACGCGTACGATTTGCGCCCGGAATCGCCCACAATCTCCACCCACATGCCGCTACGCACTAGCGCATCAATCTGCGGGCGGGTGCCCTTGAGTCCGCGCACAACACTGGCTGGAATCACCCCATCCGTGAGGTACTTCGTCGACCAGCTACCCGCTTTCACCCACAGCCCTATGGCCCCGTTCGGCAACTGCTCAATCTTGGGATGAGAGTGAAAATTATCGTCAATCCGGAACCACACCATCGTGTTCACCTCCATTCCTTTGTGGTTGCGGGCCGTCACGCATCGACTTCAGGAAGTCGGAGATGGCGACGGCCTGCGCTGCTGTGAGGGTTAGCCCGTACTCTGCGGCGTAGAGGGCGATCCCCTCCGGGCTTGCCAGTGGCCACCACGGTCGCCCCATCAGAACGGGGGCGCTTCATCGCGGGTAGCGCTGCCCCACCCACCACCGCCACCGCCGCCTGTGTTGTTGTTTGGCCCCTGCACCCGGTCCACGTGGCGATACACCCCCACCACGCTGTTCAGCATGATGCGGGACCTACTGGTGCCGTCTTTTGCTTCCCATTCCTGGGTTTCCAGCTTCCCCGTGACTGCCACACGGTCGCCCTTACGCAAGTGCGCGTTGACGCTCTCCGCCAGCTCCCCCCACGCAGCACACGGGATGAACAAGCGTTTGGTTGTTTGCCAGTTCCCACGCTCATCCTTGTGAGAATCAGACTCCGCTATGCGGAACTCTGCCACGGCTTTCCCGTTCGGCGTAAACCGCAAATCCGGGTCCGCAACCAGCCTGCCGATAAAGGTTTGGTACTGGATCACTTCGGCTCCAACTCTGCCCAGCGGGTGCGGGCCACGTCACGGATTGCATCCCCCAGGCCCAAGTCATCGGCCTGCGTCATGAGCGTTTTCAGGGTGGGCCTGTCGGCTGCGGCGCGGATGCTCTCGTGGAACTGTTCCACCCGCTCATCCTTAATCGGGGTGTCTGCATCCAGGGTTTCAGCGGCGGGTTCCGGCTCCGGCTCAGGTGCGTCTTCAGGCGCGGGGGCTGCTTTGAGGGCTTTGAGCCGATCCGCAGCAGCGGGCTTATCCGTACGCGTGGCGGTGGCCTGCACCGGCTCCGGCGCGAATTCCATCCGCAGCTCTTCCGCACTGTAGGGCATACCGCCCAGCACGTGGGGGGCCAGGCGGCGGCACACCTCCGTGGCGGCTTTGGCGTACAGCATGGCTTCCGGCTGCGCCTGGTACAGCTTGTTCTTCGTGAACCCTGCGGTGGTCGCCCGCTGCATGGTCCAGGTGGATTCTTCTACTTCCCCCTGGGGACTTTCGGCGCGCACGGTCACGGACTCCGGGGTGGACTCAACGGTGGTGAACTTGTAGCCGCGTGCTTTGAGCTGCGCGACCATTGTGCGGGCTTCCACCCCGGGCTTCCCGTTAATCACCATCACCTGCTGGAGCGACTGGAGCGCATTCAGTCCCAGCTCTGCACCGTAGAGGATGGCGGCTGCGGCGTCCGCAGGCTTCCCCCGGTAGGCGGTGGGCACCAGCTGGGTGCTGGTCAACTGCTCTGCCAGCCGGTAGGCCAAATCCATGTTCTGCACCTGCGCCGCCAGGTTCTGATGCGCGGCGGCGGACGGCAACATCATGCCGTCGTTGGTGGTAGCAATTTCATTCATCGCAAGAATTCCTTTCGATTAAACGTGTAAGTGGCCGCGCCCCGGGCCTGCTCATACAGGTCTGGCTCCGCAGCTCGCAGCGCTTTCGTATCCAGCGCCAACTTCGTCATGTAGGGGGCTTTCTGCTCATCCGACAATCGCCTAGCGCTGAACGTGCCCGCGCGGCGTGACACCAGGGTGCTGCCCTGGAATCGGCCTGCGGGAGCATCCCCCAGCTGCGCGGCCACTTGATTCTCCAGGGCCGTCACGCGGGCTTCCGCATCCCGCAGAACATCCCACGCGGCGATCAACTCCCCCGCCAGGTCTCCGTCCAGCTCCACCGGGGGTTCACTCTCGTTGACCGGATTGCTTTCGGCCAGCCACGTCTTCGCGTAGGTACTGGTGTCCATTTCAGGCGGGTCGCCGGATTCAACCAGGGCCATGAATTCACGGGCCTGTTCGACCATCACGTCAAACAGTTCCGGGTCCCACGGCACAGGGGTAATACTGTTTTCACCGTAGCGGGGCACCATAACGATGGACGCGTCATGGATACCGCTTACCCCCATCTGGAAAATCACCTGCATAATCCAGGCTTCACGGGGTGCGGCCAACTGCCGTTGGGGGCGCTTGACTTCAATGATGTGGCGGGCACGCCCGCGCCTAGCTACCCGGTCCAGGCTCACCAGGTGAGGGAAATCCAGGGCCGGGTTCCGGTAGGCTACTTCGCCCTTAGAGGTGGTCCACCCGGGGTTTTTGCGCTTCCACACGTTCACCGCGTAATCCTCCGCGTCGTGGGCGTCTGCGAACATCGCCAGGGTGGCGTCACTGTGGTGTTCTTCGACGTGTCCGCGCATTTCCAGCCAGGTGTCAAACGCTGTTTTGTACCCCAACCCCAGGTAGGTGTCCGCATCATGCAGGATGGTCGGCAGCTTGGAAGCCGTCATCAGCTTCCGCCATTCATCAGTACCAGGTGCGGGAGGATCTTCTAGCCTGTACGGCTCTCGCTTCGTCATAGTATTGAGTCTCTTTCAGGATTTGTTGCGCGTTACGCTCATGATTGTCACATAGCCCCAGTTCGGACCAGATGGCGATGGGGTGGGTGCAGCCCTGGTAGCTGCACCGGCCCCGGGGCATGAGCGCCCGCATGGTGTCTTCCAGGGGGAACCAGCCGCCAGTGGGGGTGAGTTCCGCGTAGCGGATCACCTGACCGGCTTCGTCGGCTGTGAGGTTTGCCAGCCGCCGCAGGCCTTGAAAGTTGATGCTGGTCGGGGTGATGTGCAGTGCGATGCGGCTAGCCCACGCGTAGATGCCTGCGCGGATGATGCCCTGAAAACGCTGCTGGGCGGTGGCGTCGAGGTAGTCGCCCACCCACCAGTAGGCGTTGTCATCTGGGGTGAAGCCCAGGGCTTCCAGGGCTTCCACCGTGTTCGGCAGGTAGCCCGCCGCGTGTTTCGGCTCTGGTTCGGGCCGCACCGCTTGCCCCAGCAGGTAGGCTGCGGGCATCCCGCTGTTGGCTGCGACGGCCATGACGTCATCCTCGGAGATGAAAGGCTCCCGGGCATACCCCCGGGTTGCCTTTCGGATTCGGCGGTATTCGCCCCGCTGGTGGTCCGGGCAGAGATGCCGAATGGATGCGGAACCCCTTTTGTACTTGAGTGAGCGGGCCACGTCGCGGGCGCTGAACCAGCGGGAACCGTCTTCGTCGCGGAGGATGCGGATCCGCACCCCGTCGAATGTGAGGGTTTCGGCGATTTCGTCGCTCATGCTTCCGGCCCCAGGAACTTCGCTACCTGCGTGTAGTGAACCCGGTACTTTCCTCCGCGTTCGCGCTGCTCCGTGGGGAGCCTGCCGGTGGCGGCTTCCTCCCACACACGGCTGTAGGGCAGGCCTGTGACGGTTGCGAACTCTTGCAGGGTGAGCATGAGTTTCGGTTGTCCGAGGATGATGCCAATCTCCCGCAATAATGCTTCTCTTCGTCTGCTCATGGTGTTTCCTTATCGAACCAGGTCCACAGTGACGCGGGCGCGCCCATCAGCTGCCAGGCGGCATATGCGGCCCGGTATGAGAGTGCTGCGCGCCCATATCGCAGGGCGTCCACATCCGTCACTGTGACGCCCAGTTTTTGGGCCAACTGCTCTGTGTCTTCCGCCCCAATCGCCCGGGCGATAGCGTCAAGAGTGCCGGGCCGGGGCTTCAATAGGTAGTGAGTCACACGCGCCACCCCCGGCGCTGCCTACAGAACTCACAGTCACAGAATCGGTCCAGCTCCGCCCGGATAGCATCAATGGTCACACCGCTGCCGGGCGCGACTTCCTCCACGTCATAGACTGCTGCAAGATGCATACAAAGCCACCCCTGCACGCCCCGCCAGGTCTCCACCTCCGCGCGGGCACGCGTGGCCTGCCGCAACTCCCACGACGCAACACCAACGAGGATCAGGGCACTGATAATGATGAAAACGCCTACGTCCACAGTGGTTCATCCCCCACCACGCCCCACTGGCGCATCATGCGGGCCACGGCTGCTTCGCCACGCGGCGTGAACTTGAGCGTCTGCTGAACCTCCCCCGCGATACGCGGGGCATCATGACGCGCCACAAGCCGGAAGTACTCCCGCTTATCCGCATAGGCGCGCCAGCGGTTGACGTTCACTACCTGACGCTTCGTGTTAGACCAGCGCGTCGTAGGCCGGTTGTAGATCCACCTCTTAGCTTCCAGAGTCTCCCGCAGCACCTTTTCACGAATCCCCAGGTGGTTGGCGACGGTGCGGAACTGAATCAAATCCTCATCCGCCACGGCAGTATCAAAGTACTCAGCTTTGGGAAGCATCTCCGCGTTCTGCTGCTCCACCTCCCGGCGCGCCCGCTGCTCTTCCTGCAAAGCCTGCAAAGTGCGGATCATGGTCGCCGGGTCGGCCAGCATGGCTTCCACCGTCGCCGGGGTAGCGTAGGCACCGTGCTTGCGGATGGCGGGCAGGACCTCTTCAAACACCCAGCGTTCAAACCGCTGGGCGCTGGGGAGTTTGGACGCGACGATTAGGCGCATCACATCCGGTTCTGCGATGAACGCCATGTTTTGGGTGCCGCCAGGGGTTTCAAGGGGGCCGTGTTTCACGGCCCCCTTTGCCATGCCTTTGCAGTGGCGCTGCACTGCATCGCGGGCGCGCTTGTAGCCCAGTGCTTCAGCTACGTCCTTTGCGCAAAACCATTCGCCGGTTTCATCGACAAAGGTGCGGACGGGATGCCCGTCAAAGGTGAAGACCTGCGGCGGGGGTTCCGGTGACGCTGCGGGGGTGACCACGATATCCTCATGGTCTTCCAATCTCCGATAGGTGACGTTCCCATCCTGCCAAACAGCAATCGCTTTCATTCTTTTGCCCATTTCTTGTAGGCCCCCGGGTTGACTTCCGCCAAATCTGCCAGGCGCACCAGGCGCGCCCCGCCGATTTCACGAACCAGCACCTTGCCGGGGGTGACATACTCAGTAATGAATTCATCCCGGGTGACGCCCAGGATTTCAGCGGCCAGCGTGAGCGTTGCCGCAGGGTGTCCGGTCATACGCCGAACACCTTTGCAGCCACGCCGCCCACGGCCAGCACCCCACCTACATAGGCGCACAGGCCTGCGGTGGCAATGAGCGCGTACGCCCACCGGTCGCACCAATCCCAAAACGTCATGTTGGGGTGGGGTGGGGTGTCATCCACCAACCCCAGGTGGCGGGCGATAGTGTCAAGTTCATGCATGATGGTTCCTCCCGGTTGCGAGATAGATGGTGTGGTCCACCGCCCAGCGGGGTGCGGTGGTGAGCGCGGCCTGATAGGCCCACCCCTGGTAGTTCACAAGTTCGTTGATTTCTGCCACCTGTGCCGGGGTGATCGGCACGCCCAGGTTTTCCGGCGCTGCGATAGCCCGGCGCGCTTCCCACAGTTCGGCGGTGTACCGCCACAGGGTCTCTAACGCCTGCTGGTGCTGGAGATACGCAGCCCGGTAGGTGGGGTGATTAGCGCTAGGTGGTAGGGTGTCCGTGGTCATCCGTGGCGCCCCATCTTGTCGAAATCCTCCAACTCGTTGTGGGCGTATTCGCCCATCATGATCAGCCAGTCCATGAGCGTGGTGTAGTACTCCACATTGCTGTGCAGGTCTTCGCATGCAGGCATACGGATGTTGTACAGCTCCCCCACGTTCTTTGCCCGCTCGTGGACTTCATCCAGGACTGTGGTGATGTTGTCCGCACAGCAGTCCATGCGGTGCCGGATGTGGTCCATATGCGCCCACAGGGGGGAATTCATGGTGGGGGTTTCACGGTCGTTCATCGCTGCACCCCGGCTTTCCGGGCGGCGTCAATGATGGCGCTGGCGGCGGCGTCAACACCGTGGTCGTTGGCCAGCACCCGGTAGAGAACTTCGCCGTCCTCACACTGCTGGCTTAGCATTTCGGCCAGGTAAATGAGGTCGCAGAAGTACTTGTTATCCGGAATGAAGCCCGTGGTGAGTTCGTTGTCTAGTTCGTCGCACAGTTCGCGGATTTCGGTGATGGTGCCCACAAGGGCGGCCACTTCTTCACGCATGGTGTTTCCTTTCGGTGGGGTTAGCTGATGGGTGCGTTGGCGATGGTGTCGGAAATGTCTTCCACAGACGCGCCGTCTGCGCGGGCTTCGCGACCCAGGTCGCGCAGCATCGCGTTGGCTTCCTGCCACTTCGCGTGCAACTCGTTGAGGGTGTCGCCGTCTTCGGGAAGCCGCCCGTGCTGGAGGCGCTTGACGTCGCACCAGAGCTGGGTGCCGATTTCGTGGGCGATGCGGTGCAGCTCCGTGGTCGTGGAGGTGATCTGGAGACTGTGATCAAGTTTCATGGTGTTTCCCTTTTCTGCTGGTGGGGTGGGGTTTCATCGCGATACATCGCGGCCCATCGATTCTCAGCCGGTTGCCATTCGGTCGTGTGGTATGAGGCCCGGGGCAAGGCGAAAACCCCGGGCTTGTGCCCCTACCAGGGTTTGAACCTGGAACCCACCGGTTAAAAGCCGGTTGCTCTGCCAGTTGAGCTATAGGGGCTGTGGGCCGCTCTGTGTTCCTCCGTGCCCCATGTGGCTGGGGTGGGTTGGCCTGATGCACGTCCTGGGGAGTGGTGCGGGCCGGTATCTGGAGCGGCCAGTTTCTAAACTGTTATTGGCTCCACTATTCAGTTCTCAAACATCTTGCGGTCGCAGTTCCTAGTTCCGGTTGAGGCCTGTTCCCTGCGGCGCTGATTCCATTTTGGCACGGCTCGTTCCATTCTGCAAATCGGCATGTCGCGGGGGTAGTTTTAGCCACCCCCATACGGGCCGGTTTTTGCGGCTTGACCTGCACGTTCCAAAATGGAATAATTGGGGGCATGACGCACAATCACGAAGCATGGATAGACGGCCTGCCAGGTGTCCACACCCGCGCACAAGCCGCACAGCAGGGAGGTGTTGCCCCCTCCACGGTCTCCCGCCAGCTGCGCACGGACGCGGGGCTGGACATGAAAGTCGTGCGCGACATTTCGCGCGGCGCTGGACTCAACCCCGTCGACCAGCTGGTCAACACCGGACACCTGGAAGCAGACGAAGCAGCCAGCGCCCGCGCATCCGTAGAGCTGCGGAAGATCTCCACCCGCGCGCTTATGGATGAGTTGTGGACGCGGACGGATGAGGGAAGTCTGGAGTTGACGGACGCGGTAGGCGTGGACAATGTTGTTCGCCTGAATCCGCAGGTGGATGCGGATTTTTCGCCCACGGATTCGATATTTACGGATATCGGTTCCCGGGGTGAGTCTTATGCTGCGGACACCAGCCCAGATGAACCGCAGGAGGGTGAAGACGACTACCACGACGGCCCCTAATCTCGACCAGCTCCACGCGATAGCCGCGCACATGGGTGTGCGGGTGGCCTACAACCCGCAGCTTCCCTACAAGGGATTGTGGGTGGCAGAGCGCAGCATGATTGTTCTGCGCCCGCACCTGCACCCCGTGGTGGAGCGCTGCACCTTAGCGCACGAACTTGGGCACGCGGCCTGCGGGCACGTGTCAACCCCGCCCGCATGGCTGCACGCGCGGCAAGAGCGTGAAGCAGACCAGTACGCCGCGCGGCTGCTTATCCCCCCGGATGCGTACGCGGCGGCGGAATTCGACCACGGCCCCCACCCCGGGGGCATCGCCAAAGAATTGGGCGTCACCACTCACCTAGTGGAGGTGTGGCGCACTCTGAACCGAAAGGATCACCCATGACCAATCCGATTCCCCCTACCCCGCAGGATGCTAAGCCGGGGCGTGTGGCCCGCGTGAAAGCCTGGTGGCAGGCGCGCAGTCGCACCCAGAAAATCCTCATTGGCCTGGGCGTCATCTTCCTGCTGCTGTTGACCCAGTGCGGGAAGAGCAGCGACGGCACCCCCGCTGCCGTGACTAAGACCACGACGGCCACCACCACCGTGACCGTGACTGCCGCGCCTGACGCGCCCCCGGCTGAACCGTCGCCGTCGCCGTCGCCGGTGGCAACGCCGCCCGTGGAAGACGCCCCGCCCGCCATGGACGAAAGTAAGCCCAAAGAAAAGGCTAAGGAAAAGGGCAAGGAAGATAAGCGGAAGAACGACAAAGACCACGTGAACGACATGGATCGGTTTGCCGCCGCAGCCCTCTGCAAGCAGCAGGCCGCACTCCGCGCGAACTACCCCGATAGCGTGAAGTGGGAACGGTACAACAAGAACGAAGACCTCACCATCGTGGACGATGGCCAGGCATGGCAGGTGGACCTCACCATGAAAGCAAAAAACGCGTTCGGCATGGAGGATAAGCACGAAGTGCGGTGCTTTGTCACCCCGGACGATAAGGAATCCGGCACGGTGCGCACCCTGATCGACGAAGAGATTATTGCCGCTGTACTGGAAGACGCGGCGGCGTCCGACACCAGCCAGTAGGCACGCCAAAACCCCCCGGGCTATCCCCTAACCCGGGGGGTTTCGTACACCATACGTCCGAGAGACTCACCCATCATCCCAGTCGCAAAGGAAGAGTACCACAAATGGCCACAGTGACGAAATATGAGAGCGCAAAAGGCACCCGCTACCGCGTCCAGTACACCGGGCCGGACGGCAAGCGCCGCCAAAAGCGTGGCTTCATCCGCAAAATCGAAGCACAAGCCTGGGCGGACGCGAACGCGACCAGCATCACCACCGGGGCGTGGATTGACCCGCAGGCCGGGCGCACAACCGTGGAGCAGGTCGCCGCCACCTGGTGGGCGGGACGCCAGCATCTCAAGCCGTCCACGCTGAAACACGACCGTGAGCGACTAGACGCGGGGGTGCTGCCCATGTGGGGGCACCGCCAGGTGGCCAGCATCCGACCCAGTGAAGTACAAGCGTGGGTGGGCGGCATGGATAAAAGCGCGGCCACGGTGCGGCACTATCATTCCATCCTGTCGCAGATCCTCGGGGTGGCCGTGTCTGACGGATTGATTCCGGCTAACCCCGCAAAGGGTGTGAATCTTCCGCGTAAGGCAAAGCCCCGGCATGTGTACTTGACGCCCGCGCAAGTGGAGCTGCTATCGGACTGCGCGGGTGAGCGCGCACCGATTGTGTGGCTGTTGGCCACCGTAGGCCTGCGATGGGGCGAACTAGCAGGCCTGCAAGTGGGGGACGTGGACCTGGAGCGCGGGCGCATCGCCGTGCGGCGCAACGCTGTGTGGCTGGGCGGCACCGTGGAAGTGGGCACCCCGAAAACTCATGAGGAACGGGAAGTCGCCGTGATGCTGCCGGTGCTGCGGATGCTTGCACCCCTTGTTGAGGGGCGTCCGGCTAGGGCGTGGCTTTTTCCCGGCCAGGATGGTGCCCCCATGCAGCGGGTGAACGGCACGACGGGTTGGCTCCCCCACGCGGTGCGCAGGGCGCAAATGAGAGACCCGGATTTCCCGCGCGTCACCCCGCATGGGTTGCGGCATGTGGCTGCGGGGTTGATGGTGTCGGCGGGTGCGAACGTGAAAGTTGTGCAAAGGCAGTTGGGGCATGCGACTGCTTCTATGACGTTGGACACATACGCGGATTTGTTCGATACGGATTTGGATGGCGTCGCCGCGTCGCTGGTTGGACTTTTTGAAGGTGAGCCAAAAATGAGCCAAAAACGGGGTTTGCGTGTCGTGGAGGGGTAAGAAAAAGTCCCCTACCTGCGGAAACAGGTAGGGGGTTGTGGTGGAGCTGCCGGGATTTGAACCCGG